GCCCTGGATGCCAGCGTCTCCCAACTTGCCGGCCATGGCTGAGACCGTTTCGAGGTCTACGGCGTAGGTCTTGGCGATGGGGGCGGCGTATTTCATCGTCTCGCCCAGCATCTGCAGGTTGGTGTTGGAGTTGCCGAACGTTGCGGTGAGCACGTCACCGAGGCGCCCCATCTCGTTGGCCTGCATTCCCAGGCCGCTCAGGATGTTCGAGGCGATATCCGCGGTGTCCGCCAAGTCCGCGCGCCCGGACTTCGCCAGGGCGAGCATGCCTGGCATGGAGGCCATAATGGCGTCAACTTTGAAACCAGCCATGGCCAGGAAGCCTTGAGCGTCTGCTGCCTGGACTGCTGTGAATTGGGTGCTCGCGCCGAGCTCTCGTGCTTGATTGCGCAGCGCCTTCAAGGCATCGCTGCCGTTCTCCTGCTTCGTTAGCGCCTGCACTTGGCTCATGCTGGCGTCGAAGTCGAGCCCCGGCGCGAGCATACGCGCACCGGCGTAGAGAATGCCGCTACCGGTGGCCAGCCCACCGGCGCCGGTGGCGGCCATGCTGCCGGCTAGGGCCTGGGTTTGGTCGTACTGCTGTTTGGCGCGGGCCAGGCGCTGCTGCTGGGCGGTGACGCGCTTGAGCCTGGCCTCTTGCTGGGCCATGGCCTGGTTGGTGGCGGTGATGCGCGCCTTGAGGTCGCGCTCGTGCTGGCCCAGGTTGCGGGTGCTGATGCCGGCGGCGTTGAGTTTGCCGCGCAGGCCTTGCAGCTCAGCCTGCTGACGGTTGTGGGCGGCCTTGAGGGCGGTGGCCTCACGTACAGCACGCTGAAACTGTTGATTGAGCGCCTTGGTAGGCGTGGCGGTGTTGGCCAGCTGTTGCGAAAGCTGGCGAACCTTGTCGCGGCTGGCCTGCATGGCCTTGCCGGTTTGCTCGGTTTGGCCCTTGAGCGCCCGGAAGCTGCTGACATCGCTCTGCTGGGCCTGCAGGGCTTTGAGTTCGGTGCGGCTGGCTTTGAGGTCGCGGCCCAGGCCGATGGCACTGCGGCCGGCTTCGCGGAAGGGCTTGCTGGCGCGGTCAAGCCCGTTTAGTACCACCTGTAGTTTTAGATCGCGCGCCATGCTGCAGTTCCCATCGTTCTCGGGCGCGCTCGCGCCATTGGATCAGTTCCGCCAGGGGCATGGCGTTCATCTGTTCCGGCCCCCAGTGGAAGACCATGGCGATATCCGCCATGGCGTCGTCGACTACTCGGGGGATGCCTCTTCCGTCGGCTTCTGCGGCGGCGTCTGCAAGAAAACGGCAATTTCATCCGCGCAGCGGGTGAGGTCGTAGGCGTCCAGGGCGGCGACTTCTTGTTCGAGCAGGGTGGGCTGGCTGATGCGTGGCACCAGGCGGATAACGGCGTTGACGTCGCCCTGCACCAGGTCGGCCAGTTTGAGGCCGCGCAGTTCGCCCGAGCCGGGGCGGCGCAGGGTGATTTCCTTGACTTCGGTTTGGCCGCGCTTGATGGGCTGGGCCAGCTCGATGGGCGCGCTGTAGATGGGTTGGGTCACGGGGTGGCTCCTTCGGGATGGTGGTGATGCTGCCCTTCACCTCCCCTCTCCCGCAAGCGGGAGAGGGGAGGTGAAGGGCGGTTATGCGGGTTACAGGCCGATGGCGGCGCGTTGGTCGGCGAGGCGGTCTTCACCGTTGACCATGAACACCATGCCGAGCAGGTCGATCTCCACTTCGACGTTGCCGTCGACGATCAGCTTGTAGTAGGTGCAGGCGGTGGTGATGGTGTGTTCGGTGTCTTCGCCGGCTTCGGCGTCGCCAAAGCTGTAGGTTTCGTGACGGCCGCGGGCGATCACCTCAACGGCGGTGACGCTGCCGTCGTCGTCGCGTTGGTAGGCACCGGCCCAGCGCAGGGGCACGCCGCTGGCGTTGGTGATGCCGAACTGGCGCAGGCTGATGAGATCCAGCCCGCCGACGGTCCATTCGATTTTGAGGCCGTCGTCACCCATGCCGAGGTCGGCGCCCACGGCACCATCCATGCCGGCGCCGCGCCACATTTCCAGCTTGCGGGTGAGGTCGGGCAGGGTGACGCTTTTGGCCACGCCCTGGTAGCTGTTGGCATCGTTGAAGATGTTCTGATTTTTGAGTTTGCGGGGCATGGCCATGGGGTGGCTCTCCTGTGTTCATGGGGGCGGTTTGCCCTCTCCCCCGGCCCCTCTCCCGCAAGCGGGAGAGGGGAGATTGTCGGTTTAGGCGTTGATGCGCGCGGCGAAGTTGAGCAGGTACTGGTCGGTGATGCGCTGGCGGAACATGAGGTTTTCCAGCGGCGGTACCGGGGTGTAGTCGTAGTCGAGCGTGAGCTTGCCGGCCTTGAGGGTGGCGGGCTCGTTGGCGGCTTCGTCGTACCAGCACTGGCCGTCGATGATGTAGCCGGCGTTTTTCAGCTCGCGGAATTTGGCGTTGACGCCCTCGACGATGTCGCGCACCAGGCTCGGGTGCATGGGTTTGTCCACGGCCCACATGTGCGCCTCGGCGATGGTGTCGGCCAGCACCTGGGCGGTGCGGGTGTAGTTCTCGAAGGCGAACAGCGGGTCAGCGGCGCAGGTGCGCGAGCCCCAGAAGCGGAAGCCCCCCTCGCGGATGAGGGTGGTGACTTCGTTTTCGTTGAGGTAGCCGGCATCGGTGGCGGGGTTCTGTAGATCCCAGAACACGGGTTTGCTGATGCCGGTAACGCCGTTGACGGGGATGTTGGACAGGGTTTTGTGCCAGCCCACTTGCTCGTCCAGCTTGGCGCGCAGGCCAAGGGCGCGGGCGACGGCTGGGGCGGTGACGGTGGCGTTTTCGCTGGTGCTCCAGGTCTGGAACTCGGGCCAGATGACCAGGACTTCACGGGCGCCGAAGTTGTCGCGGTAGGCGACGGCTTCTTCGTTGGTTTCACACTGCCAGGCGGAGACGTAGGCGAAGGCGCGCAGCTGCTGGGCGATGCTGATCAGCTCGCTTGCCACCGGCAGGGCATCGAGCCCCGGCACGCCGAGGATGCGCGGAGTGACGCCGAGTTTGGCCTTGGCGCCCAGCAGTGCCTTGGCGCCGAGCAGTGCCTTGATGCCGGTGTATTGGCCGTCGGCGGTGACGGTGCCGATGATTTTGCTGATCTGGTCGGCCTGCTTGGCCTCGTCGGTTTCGCCTACGCCATCGGCCACGCGCACCACGACGGTGACGGGGCTGGCGTTGTCGGCGATGACCTGGGCGCTGCGGGTGTAGTTCTCGAAGGCGAACAGCGGGTCGTCGCTGGTGGTGCGCGAGCCCCAGAAGCGGAAGCCGCCCTTGTTGATCAGGGTGGTGACGTCCGCGGCGTTGAGCACCCCGGCATCGGTGTTGGGGTCCTGGAGGTCCCAGAAGACGTCCTTGGAGATGCCGGTGACGCTGTTCACCGGGATGTTGGAGAGGGTCTTGTGCCAGCCGAACTGCTGATCGAGCCGGGCGCGGTGGCCCAGGGCCTTGGCCACGGCGGAGAGCGGGCGGGTTTCTTCGGCGTCTACGTCGAAGGCCTGGAAGTTCGGCCAGATCACCATGGCCTCGCGGGCGCCGAAGGCCTCGCGGTACATCACGGCTTCCTCGACGGTCTCGCAGCCGTGGGCGGAGACGTAGGCGAAGGCGCGCAGCTTCTGGGCGAGGGTGATCAGCTCGGCGGCCACGCTCTCGTCATCCAGCTCCGGCACGCCGAGGATGCGCGGCTTGATGCCGAAGCGCTGCTCGGCTGCCAGCAGCGCCTGCATGCCGGTTTTCTGGCCGGTCTCGCTATCCACGCCGCCGATCAGGTTGGCGGTGGTGCCGGCGTCGTCCTCGCCTTCCTCCACGCGCACCACGACCACCAGGGTGCGGGCCTCGGCAACGATGGCCCGCAGCGAGCGCGCCAGGGTGCCACCGCTGCCGGCCTTGCCGATGGCGGCGTAGAGATCGGTGACCAGCACCGGGGTATCCAGCGGGAAGGCCTCGGCGTCGGCCTCCGGCGCGGTGGCCACCAGGCCGATGACGGCGGTGGCAACGGTGCGGATCGGGCGCGTGCCCTCGTGGATCTCGTGGACGCGGACGACGTGATGGTATTGATCGGGCATGGGGGCTCCTGCGCGGTGGCGGGTGGCGGCAGAGTGATGCCGTCACCGTGCCGCGCGGGCGCGCGAGGGGCTATAGGGCAGGGGTGTACGGGGGAAGTGGTACATGGG